AGCAACACTTGCGCACCGATTGCAGTATCAGCCGTTGCTGGCTGTGTGCCGTCATAGATTCGCAGGAATCCGCCGTTGAGCCGCGCTGATAGGTTATCCGCTTGACCGTTTACTGTAGCGTTAGCCAGTTGGGTATTTAAAGGCATGTTTATTGCTCCATCATCTCAAATGAACCGTCAGCGAGTTTGCGCCCGACTTTGCGCTTAGGCCTCGCTATCTCAGCGGCCACCATGGCCATATTGTTAGCGGCCTGCGCGATAGATTCAGCCGATGTGCTGATTTGATTGACCATCTCCGCCATTACCGCGCCTGATTCTCCTGCCATACCTTTGATCGTTTCGCCAATCTCTCCGAGTTGGTCTTTTGCGTCAAATTGAACGGTAGTAGAAGGTTTCTCGGCTGCGCTTGCGGTCATCTGTGCAATCTCAAGTTTGACCTGCGCGTCCAAGTTGGCCTTCATAGTTGCCCGCTCAGTCTCTGCCTGCTGTTTCATGGCCTCTAACTGGGTTTCATGTTGGAATCTCTGAGCTTCTAGGGCTTGCTGGCTTTGTAGCTTCGCCGCTTCTAGCTGTTGGCTTGCCTGCATCTTTGCGCCTTCAAGCTGCATTCTGGCTTGCTCTGCTTGCTGGTCTGCCTGCGCTTGCATCTGCTCAGGGCTTGGGCCTTGTGGTTGTTGTGGCTCACTCATCTTTGCCAAGGCTTGCTCGAATGCGTTCTCTAGCGTTCTAGCGCCTTTGAAAGAGCGCACACCGAACATGAGCATTTCACCGATCAGCGGAGCTAGTGCGGGCTGGGCTTGTGCCACAGGCAGCGATTGCTGCATAAACTGACCAGCAGTGGTTAGGAACTCCATCCGGCTTTGCTTTTCCGAGATTTCGTCCATTTCCACCATCGAATCAGCGGCCACCTCTATGCGGAAGTTTCGCGCTGGCTCGTCTTTTATAAGCTGAATCGCTTGTTCTGCGTATTGCTCGTCTTGCGTCCCTTGGATTCCTGACATATTCAGCAAGGTTTCAGGGCTATAAAAGTCGGAGATTAGCTGCGCCTTGATGCGCAGAATCTCAGTGGCGAATAGCGCAACATCCTGCTGCAATCGCTTGAGGCGTAGGCTTGCGTATTGGCTTTTAATCTGCTGTGCCGTGGCTGTTTCGCTTGCCACAGATGCGCCTCGGATGATGTCCGATAGCCCGGTGATCTCGTAAATGACTTGTTTAGCGGCTTCGCGGGCTTTGTAGCACTCATTCAAAGCGCCAACCACCACATCAAGAGGCAGCCAGTCAATCGTACCCTTTACGCCGCCTTTTTCGGCAAATGCAGCCCATTTATCCACAGGGATAAGCTGATTGTCAAAGCCATCACTGAGCATGCGCTGTATGCCTGTCTGCGATGCGTCGTACACGCCCACCACCTTGACGGCCTTAGTCAACATACCGATACGAGTAGTCAGCATGTCGATTTCGTCTGCCTGATCTTGATACAGCGCGAAGTCAGGCACGGGGACAAGTTGATCGCTTGTCTGTGTGGCAAACAGTGGGCATGGGCATGGGAAGAACCCATCTAAGCCATATGGGTCTTTACGCTCGTCTAGGATTTTGTCGTAGCCTTCTGCAATCCAGACTACCTGCTTCTTTGACTTGTCCCAGATTTCCCACACCTGCGCACGCTTTAAGTGGTCAGTCTGCTCGCCGTTGCGCTTCATATCGTCAAGGCCAATTGGCTCTTGCGTTAGTGGCACGTCTTTGAACTTGTCACCGAAGCGCTTAATCACCTCTGCGCGGGTCATGTAAACCCTACGGGCTACCCATGTTACCTCGTCCCATGTGCGGGCTACTGTGTATCGGAAATCTTCCCAGAACACGTAATCAACCGGAGAACACTCATACTCGTACTTATCAACCTCGCCGCCCTCTTTTACTTCGTCTTGCTCTTTTGTTTCAAAGCGCACCCAAGTAACACCGCGCCCCGGTAGCAAGCGGTCAAGAATTGCCAATCTGTTAGATGCGTCAAAATCGCCGTAATGGTCAATCTCGTACTGTAAGCAGCGCTCTAGGATAGTCGAAGCTGTACGTCCTACCGGGTCTTGATCTTTATACCTGCGCTCTACCTGAGCCCGTGGAGTTTTGCCATACAAGGCAGGTAGCAGCGTCTGAATATTTGACCAAAGGATATTGAAGCGCTTTTGCCCTGTCTGCGCTTGGCTGCGCTCGTCACGATAGCGCTTGATGATCTTGCGCCCACGTTTAATCCATTGCTCGTCTTCTTTTTTGGATAATTGCAGGTCTGCCAACCATTGCTGCGCTGTTTTCATTCGTTCATCCTTATGGCGTAATCACCACACACACCGCACCATTGGCAGCAAACGGAATCATGCCAGCCCATGTATTAGCTGCGTTGGTCGAGATGCAAAGTTTCCCGCCTGATGTTGGTAAGCCGTTAGCCCATACGGTATCCACTGGAAGCCCTGCTGTTGCGTCAACGTAACACAATTGGCCATCAATCGTAAAGCCCACGCCTGCGTTATACGTGGCTACAGCCCCAGTAGATGCCAGAACCTTTGGCGCGGCTTCGTTCGTCATCCTCAAAGCAGCAGAGTAAACATCACCACCAGCGATAGCCGCCGTAGTGAGTTGCACTGCGTTTGAGGATAGCGGGAATAGCATTAGCGCTCACCCTTGAGGAAATTTTCCAGAGGCACGGCTGGTTTGCCATTAGATTGCGCATCAATGACGTATTGCCGATAGCTTGGCGTGGAAGCCAGCTTATTAGCCGCGTCTTGCGCCATGCCTTGGCCTAGAGGCTGCTTACGCAATGCAGAAATGAGTTTGTCTAGCATCAGTACCTCTCTTTTGATATACGGGTATCCCCCCATAGATCGTCGAGGGGTATTGTGATAATACCTGATTTCGCACCTTTTATGGGGTAAATCGGGGCTTTTTTAGGTAAATCTTTGACTTTTTCGCGGTAACTGATTGCCAGCATCCTGAATGCGTCAGCGCAGTGGCTTGTGTGATCGTGGCGCGGCTTGTCTCTAAATGCTTTCTTTTCCTCGTCCCATTCGCGTTGGTATTGCTTCAAAAGTTCCACCGCTTCGCCCATATTTTCCTTGTCAAACCACATCTTAGGGAATGCTGCACGGGCGGCTTGTATGCCATCTTGAACGCTTAGGCTTGGCACAATGTCCATTTTAGATAGCGTTAAGTGGCTTGCCATCTGCTCAATGATCGAGCGTCCACCGCTTGCCAACGTTTTAGCCCTTGCATCATGCGGTAAATAATGCTTTTCGTATTTGTATGGTTTTTGCAACACTGCGTTTGCGTAGTCCTCAATCGGCAACCCCGAGCCAGAATAGTAGTCAATCAGGTGTATTTCGTCATACGTACACTGGTAGAAAATGATCGCCGTATCGTCGTGATAGCCCAAGTCCCACGCTGTATAGACAGGTAAGGCTGGGTCATAATCCACCTTAGTAATGCGGCCTTCAGCGGCTTTCAGCTCTTTTCCGTAGTAAGCGCCTAGGATTGCGGCCTCAAATGAGCACTCGAATTCTTGCTCGTATTGGTCTTCGCTCATGCCCCGAGCAGCGTCTTTAAGCTCAGATTCAGGCAGCAGGCCGGATTCGCTGGCCTTGATGCTAGAGCTGTACCATGATTCGCTTGCCCGTGAAGTCTTGTAAATGTCGTAAAACGCGTTATGCCCCTTGGGAGTGCCAATAAACACCGCCCACCCTTCACGGTCTGCCAGCAATGGCCGGATGATTTCACCCCATACTCTAGGGCGCATGTCTGCGTATTCGTCCAAAATCACGCCATCAAGATACAAGCCGCGCAATGCATCTGGATTGTCAGCGCCAAAAAGCCGTATCCTTGCCCCATTGATGAGCTCCACCCAAAGCTCCGAAGCATTTTCCTTGGCGCGTACAGGCTCGCTAAACCTTAACAAGTAGTCCCATGCGATTGACTTGGCTTGTGAGTGATATGGCGCGATGTATGCGTATCTAGCGTTTTCCTTGCCATCAACGAATGCCCTGCGTATCAGGTCATTGATGCAGGCCACGGTCTTACCCGCCCTGCGATGTGCTACCAAACAAGCCCAGCGCGTCCGCGCCC